AAAACCTGTTGTTGTAGCCAATGCATTATCGGCAACAGAAGAACCACCTATTTCAACATCAAAAACCTTAGTCGCATCAGTAGGTGCAGCTAGTGGGCCTCTGCGTATTGCCATGAAGATGTAGGTGTCACCAGAGTTATTAATAGCGCTATTAGTTGACTCAACATCAAAACCATTTGCTGTAAGTTTAATAAAGTTATCTTGTTGCTCTGAAACACCATAATTTGTTTGAAAGTATTTATCACCGTTTGTAATTCCTGATGTAATACCACGCATAGCATCCATCATAAACCAAGAGCCAGCACCACCAGTTGCACGTTTTAACAAAACAAACTGAGGCTCAAACCCAAGATTAACACTAGGGCCAGTTAATGAATTATTCCCAGTATAACTCCCACACTTAATAACATCTTGGTCACCATCAGGGCCGAACCCACCGTCACCACTGTCATTGTGTGCGAATAGGTAGGCAACGTAGGTTTGACCGTTAGAATTAACACTACTTTCAGAGCCTACCGTAAAAACGGTGCTAGAAGGTGGTATATAAGAACTGTCATCTCCAAATATTTCTGCAGCCAAATTTGTTGTTGCCGCATCCGTACCGTTTAACGTTAACCATTTTCCAGTTGCGCTTCTGTGAAATGAAAGCCAGTCACCTGTTTGACTTGTCTTTTTGATAGTCATAAAACCAACAGTAGCACCAAGGTTATGCGCAATCTCACGACCCGCAGTCCCATTTCCAGTATATGTCACAACATCAAAAAACTTAGGGGCTTTGCGCCATGTCCAAGAGACATAGTCAGTTGCTGTGCCTCCTGAATTTATCCAAGAGCCACTTTCAAAACCATCAGAATAAAACGCTGTAGTTATTGTATTTATATTTACTTCCGCACCTGTAGTATCAGAGAAAATGCAATCACTTGCCCCTCTATCTGTATCCACTAATATGTGAGAACCAGCGCCATCTCTTGCTTTAGACCAAACAAGTCCACCTTCACCAGAAAGATCAATGCCATTTGAGACGGTTTCAGAAACACCAAGAGAGGTAGACTGTAGCAAAAACGTGCTGAACACATCGTCTACATCAAGATTTGCACCACCCCCTGCGCCAGAGGCCGCTGCCGCTACTATTTTAGAAGCTGTCATACTATTATCCCATTGCCTGACCAAGAGTAAAGCCGTAGTAATTAGTACCGCCATCCACCGTAATAAAAGCAAACACATCCACCCCTGCATTAGTTGCAGTTATTGTGGGTGCAGTGGCTGCTGCCCAATCTACAGATCCAGGCCAAGTGATTGTTCTTGCAGAACTGTCTTGCACCACCTTCAAGATAAACGCGCTCGCTCTGCCAGATGCGGCAGGGTTGCTAAACGTGTAAGTTACATTCTCAGATAAGGTATGCGTAAACACGTTGCCATCACGTAAGTTAATCGTGGCTGCGTTTGAGCTAGATGTTACGACTGTGCTTTCCTCTGTCGTGCCGTTGTCAAAGCCAACCACGCCATTTGCATCTGCTGTCACAACCGCGCTTGCATTGGTTAACCCCAAGGCGTTTGGCAGTGCCACCTCATAAGTTGCGCTTGCGCTGTGCGGTGGGCTTGCAAGAGTTACGCCGTGGCTGTTATTCTCACAATTTAAAACAATCTTAGCTGAGTTTGTGTTGCCTCGAACGACAACTTTACCCGTGCCGTGCGGCGCGAGGTCTAAATCTGCGTTAGACGTGGTAACAAGGTCAAAGCCATTTGTGCTAAGATTAGCCGCAAGGCCAGTGCTTAGATTTAGCGTCGTGCCAACCACCGTGGTAAACGCGCCAGTGCTTGCAGAGTTTGCGCCAATGGCCGTGCCGTCAATTGCGCCACTGTTTATGTCTATGCCCGTAACAGGGGTTGTGCCGTCTAGTAGATCATCAATCGCATCGAGGTTGCTGTTGATGTAACCACCCCAGGCGTCCTCATCTCCCCCAACGGTAGGCTTTTGTAATGAATAAGTTGTGGTGTTAGTTGGCATAAATAAACTCCTCAGTTACGTTTTTGCCACGCACACTTTTCCATCAATGTAAGGGAAACAAGCGCCGTAGCTCGTTAAAACCGTTATCGCACAGTTTGGCTGTAGCTCCAAAAAATCATGCAGCGCGTGAATCTGTGATCGGCGTCCAGGTTTCGCTTGTAGCTGCAACTGGCGTCCACGTTTCCGGCGTGTTTGCAATTGGCTCCCATTTTTCTATGGCAGTTGTTGCCAAGCTTAATGCAATGGTCGAGGTTGAACTGCCAAGCAACACACGCGCAACGGATGTAGAAAGAGACAACGATAGAGCTAAGTTAACAGCCCCAACAACGTCAAACACACCGCTTGCAGTTGTCGTTAAAGTTGATGCTATTGTGGCTTGTGCATTTAGTTGTGGGCTTGCGCCAACCGTCATTGTTGACGTAATGGCAATTGTGGCCGTGCTTTGCTCTATGCTATCGTTACGGCCATAGATGCTTGTGCCGTAGGTTTTTAAACCATAACCAGGTCTAAACCCTTCGCTTGCAACATATTCCTCTGCAACGGTAATTGTTGCGCTTTGTAATGTAATTGTTGCGCTTGCATCGTTTACTGTATCTGGGTCAACAACTGTCGTAGATAGCGTTGAGCTAATGGTTGCGCTTGCATCTTTTACAGTTACACCAGAGCAAACAACACTTAACGCAGGCGTTACCGTTGCGGCGGCGTCAATCGCACCAGTAACACCATACAAACCAGTGCCATAAAAGTCGGCACCATATGAGGCGCGATAAGCCACTAGTCGAGCGTTATATCAAGATCGCCTGCTGGAATACGAAACACATCGCCAGTTGCAATTGCCTTGCTTGCAGATAACGCAGAATAAGCAATAAGATCACCGCTCGTGCTCGCGTTAAATACGCCGATATGCGTCACGGTGCCAAAACTAGCTGTTGCTGTCGGAAACTCAACTGCCGCTGAATTTGTTGCTAAATTGCCAGACACAGTAAACGCGACTGTCTTTCTGACATACGCAGTGCCAGATGTAGACACCTCAGTGCCGCTTGCATCTTCTGCCGGGTTGGAAGTAAACAAAGCGACATACCAAGCTGTTGGCCTTGTTACGCTTGTTGCAGTAAACACGTAGTTTAAAACGTGCGTCTCAAAAGTATTAGAAAAACTCATATTAATACGCCTTTATTTTCATGCGACGGCCAGAACCGCCAAACTTAGTTGCCTCAGATTCGCTGTTAATATCAGCAAGTGTTTGCGCGTAAATAGAACCCCAAACCGCAACACGCGCATCGTCCTTTAAGTAAGGGGCAGAGTGAACCAGTGCGCCATACAAGTACACATCTGGAAAAAATGTTAGAATGTCATTAGTGGTGTTGCTGTCGCTTAACGCGCTTACACGTTTATAATAATATAGCTCTGTCGTGTATGTGCTGTCTGGCGTTGGGTAAACCTCAATCTCACCGGCTGTAATTGCATAAAACGCAGGCTTGCCAGTTGCATCAGAACTAGACTTACGACGCTTTAACATCTCAGCCTTGCTCAACAACTCGATCTGCGCCAAATCGCCAGACGTTATGTGAAATGTCAACGTTTCTGCAAAATCTGCGGGTAGGGCGCTAAACTGCGTATCTACTTGCGCTGTGGCTCTGCCCTCCATACGCCAATGCCTCACGCGCCTGTTTATGTCTGCTTCTGCAAGAGAAATAAAATCTGGCGCAACGCTTGTTAAATCATCACGGTTAAGAAAGTCACCTATTGCTGTTTTAAGCTCTGCATATGTCGTTAATGCCATCTACGTCCTCACTGAATTTTTACCACGGCAACCCCATGCCTTACGCCGTACTTTAACTTTAGGCGTGCGCTTCTGGCTCACCGTTCTTGCGCAATATGCCTTGCCTCGTTTTGTGCCTGGAGACGATACGCGCCGCCGCGTTTTGCCATCGCCATCCTTATACGTCGTGCCATCTGCAAATTTTTTGCTTGGCGATATTTTTTTGCGCTTGGCAGGCATCAGTTGTACGGCCTTGAATTTGCTACCATTTCCATTGCCCTTTGTATTTCTTCTTCTGTTGCATCTGGAAACCTACGGCGTAACTGTAATTCAATATCAGACATACCGGCAGGCGTTGCTAAAATATTTGCAGATTGCGCATCAATGCTTGGCGGCATAGGCGCTTCTGGCAAAACAGGAATAATTGGTGGAAAATCGGCAGACATAGTGTTGACGCTTGGATCAATTTGAGAACTTGGCGGCACAAACTGCATAGGGGCAGAGGGGGTGTTTAGCATTGGGTCCATAACAGGTTGCATTGCAGAAGGGAAAAACTGCGCCATAACAAGCGCCTCTTTCTCTGCCTCACTTAGCATCCTCGGTTCTGTTCCTCTTGCAAAATTTCTAGGGTCAGAAGTAATGCTTGGCGCTACCATTTGCGGCGCATTGTTCTGCACAGGCATAGGCCGTTGCATAGGCTTTTTTGCAAAATATGCAGAACGTTTGCCCATGTCTCGACCAAGCACCGAATTAGCTAGGTTGCCGATTAAGCTTAACAAACCGCCACCCTCAAAACGACCACCACGCGCCATAGCCCCGCCGCCGTCAAACATATCACGCGCATTAAAAAAACCACGCGATCTTGCTAATTCGTCAAATATGCTCATTTCTTCTTAGCCGTCTTTGCACTTTGCTTAAACGCTTTGCTTGTTGGCGCACCCTTAGAACCTACTTTACGCATTTTCTCTGGCGTTTTGCCTGCTGCTTTCTGGCGCTTGATACGTTTACGCTTGGCATGAATGTTGGCGTATAAGCCGGGTTTCTTTACCATTACTACTTCTTTCCACCCTTCTTCTTAGGTGGTCTGCCTTTTTTCGTTCCGTAAGTTCCCATTCCTTTAGGCATCACAAAAACCTCCATATAAGTTGCACCTACAACCTAACACAGAGAGCTTAGACGCCCAAAAATTCACGCAATACCAAGCAAATTCCGCTTTAACTCGCCGCGCCACGTCTTAAACGCGCCAGACAATGCAGTTGCAGCATCACTTGCCATCGTTAAACAAAGAGCATCAGCCAAATCAGGTGACCCCAAGCCACGCTTGCGCATCTCATCCTTAGACTCAGCTTTCATTTTACCAGAGGACGTAAAGCTATACCGTATCGCCGTTAGTTCAGCAATAAGTTGGTCATCCTTCGGCAGCTTACAGCTCCGATCTTCCAACCACGCCTTGCACTTAAACCAAAGCTCTGACCTCAAGTTCATATAGGTATCACCCATAGATGGGCTTTCGGCTACATTCACGCCGCGCACCGGCAAACCCAACTCTTGCAAACGGTCAACAACGCCAGATCCCACGCCTATGCTGTCTACCAATATCTCAGCAGGGCGCTTAGACGGTGCCAATGCCTCATACTCAGCCACAATCCGCCCCGTGGTCTGCATCAAGTCTAACCCACGCCATGACCGTAGCTCAGTTACAATCGGCCCCTGACGCTTGCACAACGCCGTCGCATCAGAACCAAACCGCGCAACGTCCAAGCCCCACACAATCATCGCCTCATCGCTCACAACAACATCACGGTTCTGCGCAGACTCAACCAAATGATAAGGAATAATCGTGTTATCATCAGAAAGCGGAAATTCACCTAACACTCTCACCCGGTATGCATTGCTCTCTGGGCCGTACCGCAACTCCATCTCATCAACAAACTCATGGCTTACCAACGGGCTATCCTTGCACGACCATGTGCGCGTCCACCAACTATGCGCCATACGATTGTGGCTCTCAAAAAAGGTGCCGCTGCTTCGCGTAGGGTTAGACAACATCAACGTCGTGGCATTATGGCCAGACATCGAGCCTGCCGCCGCCTCATACACTTGCTCTGGCACACCACTCGCCTCATCAACAATTAGCAAAACATGGTCGCTATGGACCCCTGCCAAGGCTTCTGGCGTTTCTGCACGTGCTGTTCTGCATGAAATAAACGCTTCTGCTGGGGCGCTCACAAGCTCAACACGGTCAGACTTCACGTTCAATAATTGCTGCAACTCTTTCGGCAACTCGTTGATCCACCGCTTTAACTCAGCAAACATAGCGTCAAACAACTGGCTAGAGGTCGGCGCAGTCACAACAACCTTGCAGGGATACCGCAGCAACATAAACCACAACATAGCCCAGGATGCCGTTGTACTCTTGCCGGTGCCATGGCCAGACTTCACGCTCATCTTACGTTCAGCAAGTAAGGCACGCAAAAACTCAGCTTGATAGTCAAACGGATCTGCGCCCAACATCTCCTCAACAAAAAGCACAGGATCATTGCCATACGCAGCAACAAACTCCTCCATAAAGTTGCTCGGCGCACTACTCATCGTTGTGCTCAATCGTCTTGGTCGTGTCTTGCACAAGCTTGGCCTTTCGCAACGCATCCAAATGCATATCCCCAAGATTGACCGTAATCTGCGTCTGGTTGGCCGTGTTGCCATACCTGCTGCGGTTCCAAGCTTCTGCAATAAAACGATGCTGTGCAGCTTCCTCTTTGGCAATACTTACGTCCAACGCAGATAGCTCAGAAGTCTTGCTTCCAGGGTCGGCGTTTCTGCGCTCTGCCTTGCGCTCCTCGCGTAGCCTCCGCATAATCTCAAAGCCTGCCTCTGCATGGGCATCCGCGCCTTGCTCACGCGCAGCCTCCATAGCACGCTTGTAGTCATCGTGATTGTTGACCAACCTCTGCAAAAAGCCTCGATCCAAGTCTAGCTCACGCGCCAAGCCGG